CTCAAGCATCAGGGTGTAGATGTCCGAGTTGGCAATGGAAATGCGGCGCGCCAGCGACTGGCGAGGTGGAAGGTCCGCACGATCCCGCATCGGCAGCGTCTGCCGACCAGTCATGGCGGTTGCAAGGCGGGTCTTCAGGTCGTTGTATCTGGCGACGCGCTGCTGCTGCCCGGCCACGAACGACGCCCGGTCCTGTTCGTACAGCAGCAACGCAGCCTGCACGTCATTTGCCGAATCCAAGACCTGCGCGTAGATGTTTACAGCGTTGACCACTGCCGAACCCATGCCCGGCACGGTAGCCACCGTTGCATAGATGCGACGGCGATTGGCCTGCCGGAGATTGGCGTCCGCCTTCGTCAGCAAACGCTCGATCGCCTGCCGCACGTCCCACCGCATTCCACGCTTGTTCATGCGCTTGCGCAGCGCAGAGATCACCCGCAGTTGCTGGCGAACTTCCTCATTGACGGCCAGTTTGGTTGCCTCGACTGCAACTCGATTGGCCTTTGCAATCGTCGTTGCGTTGGCGATTCGCGTGGCAAGCGGGCCGCGAAGATTGCGCGGAAGCATCATGGCCGCGTCCATGGCAATCCGCCGCGCTGCACGCTGCACTGCCAGCACGTTGCGTGACTTTTGGAGCATGGTCTTGATCGCGAAAATCTGGCGCTGAAGCGTGTCCTCACGCTGCTGCATCTTCTTCAGGATCTGCTGCCGACCACGCATCATTCCCTGCACTTGCCCAGCACGAAGACCCATCTGGTGCGCAAAGTCGATTGCCCGAGCAGACGCCTTGGCATCAACCTTGATCCTGTGGGTCGCGGCGCGCAACGCAGACTCGGCCTGCGCAACGCGTGCTTCAAGCACCGCGACGCGTTCACGGAAAGGCTTGGCCGCGTTGCGTTCCTTCTGCATTCCAAACACCTGCCCGGCAACCAAGCCCTCGTTTCGTCCGATGGCATACGCCCAGTTGGCAATGCGATCGACACGATCCTCCGCTTCGGCCAGCGCCTCAATTGCTTCTCGCGTCTCGGACTTGCGATCCCGCATCTCCTCGCGCAGGCGGACCACGCGAGCACGCGCCTCCTCCAGTTTCTTCGCAGCCGCGCTTGCAGTCTCCGAAGCAGCGATCCGCTCGGCATCATTGATGGCCTTGACACGCTCCAGCCGCGCCTTCAATCGCTGCGCCTGTCCTTCCTTGCGCGATGCAACCAGTTCCGCGAACGACAACCTGCGCTGCAAGACCCGCACTTCGCGCATGGCGTTTGTACGCTGCGCAGCAGTCGTGTTCTCAAGATCCCGCATCGTGCGCTGCATGTCGGAAATCTGTGACCGCAATGCGTCTCGCTCGGCATCTGAAGCGTCGGGATCTCGCGCCATGCTTTCTGTTGCGCTTGGCCCAGCACCAACCGGAGTGGCAGTTCCGAACACCTGTTCAACGACCGACGTGCCCGGAATCTTGACTAGTTTGGCGTAGTTGCCATATGCGGACGAACTTGGGCGTTCTTCATTCCGCATCGAGGCAATGAATCCATCATGCGCATTGATGAGATACCCGATCAGACGCGCATCGGTATCCCCAAGAACCTTCGACAACACCATCTCTGGTTCCGTATTTCCAGACACCCGCATATATGCATCCACAAACCGTGGCAACAGCGCAACATTGACTTCGCCGGACTGTTCGCGCTCGATCATTGCGGTGCGCAGCGCAGCAATGCCAGCAGCGTATGCGTCCTGATTGGTCCGAAAATCAAGTGCTTCGTCAGGGATCAGTTCGCGAATGCTGGATGGTGCAACTCGTCCGTCGCTTACGAGGGCGCGAATGCTTTCAAACGTCATCCTCTGCCACGTCGCAAACGTGTTCGTGGAATTTCGGAGTGCATCGAGCCGCTTCCCGGCATGCTCATAAATGCGCTCTATTGACGCCTCGTCCCTGTTCTGAAACAGGATGTTCGACAATTCCAAGGTGTTGGTCATTCCAGACACGCCAAGCAGCCATGCGGCAACCGTCCGCACGTGCTCCTGAAGATCACCGGGAAGGTTGACACGCTCTTCTTCTGGCGCGGCGCGGTTTTCTGCAATACCCTTGAAATACGTGAGCACATCAGTAATAATCGCGCCGTTTGGCGGCATGTAGAAGTAATCGGGGTTGTACTCCACGAGCGTTTGCAGTTGAGTAAACCACCAAGGCCCTGTGATGTATGGCTTGGCCTCCCCCTGTGCGCGGTAACCACCCGTGCCACCAAGATCGACATACAGCACGTTGCCAGTGTCCGGGTCAACAAGCGTGTTGTCACCGTCCATGCCAATGACATCCCAGTTGCGTGCCAATGCATGCAGAACGATGTGTTCTCCCAAGTCCGAATATGTCAGTGATTTTTCAAACGCTCGCTGCCCCATCTCCTTTCGGAACTGCCCGATCGTTTGATACCCCTCGGCGTACCGAGTGATCAAAACCCGGTTGAGATCCGGTGTTCCAACCCGGACATCCATTCCATGGTCAGGAACAGGCAGTCCAAAGAACCGATACGCGTTGAAGTATTGCAGTTCGTTCCGACCGAAGTTCGCGTTGCCAAGATCGCCCTTTACAACCCATCGTTCACCCGTAGGCGCAGTCTGAAGCGTTGCTCCGGTGGATCCGCCAAGTGGCGAACTGCCCGACAGCGCCGCGAGCGGAGGAACATTCCCTACTCGCATCTCTGCAAAGTCCATTTGCTCCAGCGTTTCACCAGTGAACGGGCTGATGAGGTTGCGGCGTCCGCTGACGACAATTTCATCGTGCGTTCCAACGTCGTCGTTGACCCCAACAAAGTGAACAACGTCGTACCCGTTAGCAAGCGCAACTTGCTGAACCTTATCCGTTGAGATAGCAACGTATTCTAGTTCATCGCGAATATCCAACGGCAACGCCGAACTCGGAATGTTGTCCCACGACGCACCATGGCACTCAACACGAAGCGGGTTCGTGGCAATCACGTAGTACGCATGAATGTATTTGCCAAAGACCTTGAGTTCATCGGTATCGACCGTTGACAGCGACAACCCGCGAAGCAACTTGCCAGTTTCCGACCGATACGGGGAAAACTTCACCTCGTCCGTCGCGTGATAAAGCATCACTGGGTTGGTCGGATTTGGGCTTCCAATAAACTTGGCGTCTCCGGAAGCGACCAGCGCCTTGAGTTCGTCAGACGGTTCGCGTGCGAACGACTCAAGCGTAAACCCGCTTTCAGCGGCCCACCGAAGTTCTGCTTCGATTGCGGCCTTGGTCTTGCGGACCTCCGCATCCTGCGCCTCTTCGCGGGCAAAGGACTCGGATTGCGGCTCGGCAACAACACCAGCATCTGCACCATCCGCCACCGTGGCGTCGAGATCATTTTCCGCCAATGCGCTGCGCAACTGTGCCTGCGCCGATGACGTGCCGAGATCCACCGACATCGCCTCGCGCATCGCCACGCGGTAGTCCTGACCCACCGGGTCATCCGCCGCGCCGAACATGGCGTACAACTCCTTCTCCACATACCACAGCGCGGCCTGCGCGTCTGCAACCTCATACTGCAAGCCAGTCTCGTTCTTGACAACATCAATCGCTTGCGTCAGAATCGACCGCATCTGCGTCCGAATGTAATTCGACTCTGGAGCCGCCGCCGACGCCGAAAGCGCCTTGGCATACCGCACAAGCGCAGCCTCAAGCGGGGACTTCTTCCGCAACTTCAGCGAGGTGCCAACCACCACGCGATTGCGGACATCCTTTGCAAATTCAACGTCGAAGTTCGTCGCAACCTGATCGAGCAGCGCCGGATTTTCCAAGACGTTCGCGGGGATTCGACGCAATACCTGCTCTGCTTCGGCAAACCCGACGGCATCAGGATTCCCTGCGGCAACGATTGCCCGTGCCTTCGCCAGTTCCTGTGCGACATCAGCAATAGCCGACCGAATCGCCGTGTCATCTTGTCTTCGCAGCATGCCAAGCGGACGCATGAAGGTCCGCGTGAACCAGACATCTGCGGTCAGCGTGTCGAATCGCTTGTAAAGGTTGTTGAAGAACGATCCGATCTTCGGACCAAGAACGGACGACATGTACACGATGTCGTCGGCGGCGTCGTTGATCAACACCACCTTTCCGTTCTCGGACAACAGGTTCATCTCGCGCAAGGTCTTGTTGTGCTGGCGCACCTTCGCCTTGGTCAACATGAACTTCTCGACAGCCTTCCATGAGCCGAGAGTCTCACGAAGGACGTTCAACTTGTTCAGGTTGCCGATCATCGGCCCAACGTGACGGGCATCGAACGACGGAGGAATCACGATGCGATCACGCCCGGCGCTCACCCACGCCTCATACAAGGCCCGGGTCAGTAGTGCGTTGTTCGACACCCGTTCGCCCTGCGACGTGATTGCCAGCATCAACGCGAATACGCGTCGATCGTCGCTCGTCTTCTTTGCCAACTCCGGGTATCGGCGCGACGCTTCCGACCACATCTGGTCAACGAGGCGTCCATACCATTCCAGCGCCGAGGCCGACCCAGCCTTGGTGGCCGCATACTTGAGGTCGTCAGCAATGGATCGCACCATGATCTGCTCGACCTGCTTCGGAATCGGATTGGCCTGCGTGTATTCGGTGAGCCAGCCCATGATGGACTGGCTGAAGGAATCAAGCAGCACCTGAAGTTCACCAACCGTGTACTTCCGCGACCCGGCCATCCGATAGGACATGATGCCCTTGTCGGCCAGAATGTCTCCGAACGTGTTTGCCTTGGCATCGGCAAGCGCGCTAGTTGACTCCGCGAGATCCTCCTGCGCTTGCATCAGCGCCTGCACCAGAGGATCACCAGAAACCCATGAGGACACCTGCTGGTCAATGTCGCGGATTCGTTCCGTCAATGCAGCGATGCGATCCTTCGCATCGGCGGCGTCGGCAAGGCGGACCAGTCGAGCCTCTGCCGACTGATCAACGTCATCCTTTGCGTATGCGCCCTTCAGTTTGGAATACTGCCGCAACGACTCGCGCTTCGCAACAATGCGCGCACGTTCATTCGTGATTGCGACAATGGTGCCGATCTCTGCCGTCATGTACGACGCGGTCTCGGCCAACGACGCGATGTCACGACCCTGATTGAGTCGGACGATCGACGCTTGCGTCTGCGCAAGTTCGGCAGGCGATGCGTCCTTGCGCCGCAGTTCCGCACGAAGACGCTTGCGCTCGGCTTCGATGGCGTCCTGCGCTTCTGCGACAGCACGTTCCGACGATCGCACGCGAGCCATCGCATCGGCAATCACCGGAATTGCCGCCATGCGCTCGGCTTCTGCCGCTTCGGGATCGACCTTCACCGCAGCCGGAAGCCACTGGCTTGCAGACAGCAAACGCCCCTTGCTGTCTGGAGTCAGCGTGTCCAACTCGCGCTTGAGCGCGAGCGTGAGTTTTACGAGAGAGATGCGTCGAGCACTGCCGACGAAGATGTCAGAATCTGCCGACGGGTTTCTGCGATCCCCTTGATCGTCGCGAGCACCTCCTGCCGCGTCCACTTGCTCCACACGCGGGCTGGGTCTGCCTTCTCCATCGACTGATACACCAACGACAGCATCGCGTTCGCCTCGTCCTGCCGCAATCCTTTCCAGTCGGCTGGGGTCAGCGGTGAAGCCCGCAAGGCCAGTGCTACGAATCCGCTCTCGTTCGGACTCAGAGAGGTTGAGTTTGGCGAACCAGACTCCGGGGTAATTCGTGACTCGTCCATTTGCATCTGTCTCCGGTACCCAGCCTTCTGACTTCCAGTACTTGGAAAGCAGGTCGATGTATTCATCCAGCGTCATGCCGGATGGAGGGGTCAAATACTGCGGATCAAACTGCGCATACCCGTTGGGCATCGCCTGCTCGTCCGCCACGAATCCGAACATGCGATACGCAGTCGGCAACTTGCCGTTCTGCTCTGCCTGCCCGGGCCGACGCACATCGTAGCAATCGCACCTCATCTCGGTGTTCGGATACCGAGAGATTGCGTGCAACATCACTGGAGCAATCACGTCGGTGATATCGGTCTCATTGCTGTAAAGACCGACAGCCTCGTCGTATCCGCCGATGCGCTTGCCTTCAGAATCCAAAGACTCCACGCGCTTGATCATGTACGCCACGTCAAGCCCGGGAATCCCATAAGGCTCGTAGGACGTGCGCGTCGTCCCCGTTTCGTTCGTTTCGATTGTCGGATTGGCAATCTGATCGAGCGTGTACTGGGTCAGCGTCTGCGTAGCCTTGTTTCGCTTGTGGCCTTGCAGGTATTCGCTCGGCGTGAGCGGACGAAAATTCAGCGTCGCCATCGACGCCGCTGCCGCCATGAAACGGCGGGCCATGTCAAGCCGTGCACCCTCGCGCATGTTCGGCTGGCCAACCAACGCCTCGCGCAACTTTGCTACTGCTGTGGACTTCTGAATATCGCCCACCTGCGCCTTGCGCGCTGCCGCTTCGGCCTTCTCGCGCTTGGTCGCAATGACCTTCCCGACTCGTTCCGCCGCCTGCTTGGCAACGAACTTTCGTGCCGTCTCAATATCACGTGCGAAGTTCACATCCATGTTGCCAGCCCACAGCAACGTGCGGGCAAGTGGCGACAGTGAGGGATCCTGCACCTTCGGGCCAACGACGTTGGACACCGCCGCCGCCCGGGCAACGGTTTCAAATACCGCCATCGCCGCCATGGCCTCGCGGCCTAGGAACCCCCGTGCGGCGGCAAATGCCACCGCCGGGCCGAAGATGCCGCCACGGGTAGCCGCCGCTGCCGCTGCAAAGGCGTTGGCTGCGCCCTCCTGCTCCAGACGGGCCGCGCCCGCCCGGGCGACTCCCGGGGCAATCGGAGCCTGCTGGACGCCCTCCAGCGCCCCAAGAGCGGCCCCGGCCTGCTCCATGGCCGCGAGGTCCATCCGACCCGTAGCAGCCGATTCTGGAGCCCCACGCCCAGCGTATTCGACCCCAGCCGCGTAGATCGGGGCAAGCCCCGCCCGCTCCATAAACACCTCGGCCAACTCCGGCTGGAACATCTGAATATCGTGGAAGACCTCCTCAAGCGCGGAAGCCATGATCCGATCAGGCTTTGCATCTGCGTTCAGGTACACCACCCCACGGCTTCGCATCGAGTGGAATGCCGGGTTGAACTTGCCGGACGGGCGGAACCACACCACCTTCCGCCCCAAAGCCTCGATCTGCTTTTGGACACGCTTGCCAGACTTCGGGGCCGTGGTTTCGGTCATGGTCATCCCAGCCCGGGTGCCCATACCACTCAAGACGGTGGCCGGATCTGCCTGCTCCATAACCGCAGGCATCTCGCTGATCTTCTCCGCCACCGCATTGTGGATGGCCGAAGCCATCAGCCGATCGGTGACAGCCGAGCCGATCGAAGCATCAATGCGTGCGATGTCGTCCTTGATGTCCTGAATCGCCTGCGCGTCCATGGCATCCATGGCACCCGCAAGACCAATGTCCAGACGCTGGCGTTCGTCCAGCATCGACTCAACCTCGGTCTGGATATCCGCCTGCCGCTGCGCCAAATCAGCGAGGAACACGCCGCGCTGCTGCTGGTCCATTCCGTTCAGGCTGTCCAACGCACTGGACACGCTGGCAATCTGCGTCTGGTCAAGGCCGTCCTGCCAGTTCACCCGACGCTTCAGCGCGTCACCATGGATGGTCCGCAATGCACGTTCGTGGTCCGTTTCGGGCCGCATGGCTTCACGGCGATTCATCAGCGCCCGATTGCCCGACACTGCGAGCACAGATCCCGTTCCGCCGATTCCACCCGCGATGGTTCCAATGAACGCCCCGTACACACCGTCAGCCAAATCCTTTGACAGCGGTGCTGCCGTGAACGGAGCCATCAGCGCAGCGGTGATTCCCTCTTCCGCGCCCTCCTCAAGTCCAGACACGCCAATGATTCCGGACGCACGGCCAAGCCACCCGTTCCTGAACGAGGCAGTCCCGTTGGAAATTCTGGCAAACGTATCAAGACCCTTCTGGCCAGCCTTGGACTGCAACGCCTTGTTGACAATCGGCGCGCCGCGCTCGATGAACGGACGCAATGCCGCCTTGCCAACCTTGGTATTGAGCCCAACACCCGCAATCATTGCGAGCGCCTTGCCACCGATTGCAGCGCCACCAGCCTCCACTCCAGCCTCAATGACGGCGCGGGCTTCGGCTCGCGTTCTGGATTCCTGAAGCGAGTACTCCGTCAGCGGACGCCCCTCGATTGCGTCATCCGCACGCTGCTGGTCAACCTCGTCCATGGCTTCAATGAAGCCCGACGAATATGACGTGAACGGACTCATCGCCGTGCTGATGATGCCTGCCGCAACTGGGACATTTCCCGTCGCCAGCGCACCAGCAACACCAATCATCTGCGGGACATTCTGCCCAACTGCACGCGCTACGTCCGGAATCACACCCTCCGGGGCACCGCGCATCATGCCTTGCTGCGCGCCACGCATGGCAATCAATTCCGACCGCAAATCCTCAACAGTGAGCCCAGACTTCTCCGGCTCGACAGCCATGGACAGTTTGTCTGCAAATGCCTGAGCGACAAAGTTGTGCATTGCCGGATCGACATCGGAGAACCACGACGCGATGTACTCACTCGGTCGCATGAGCGACCGAATGAACTGCCCTCGCATGCCCGGAGTGGCAATGGTCTGTGCAGCCTGTTCGGCGGTCATCCGCAACCCACGCTCAATCTCGCGCAGGGGCAGGATCCCGCCAGACCCAGTCATCCCAATTCCGCCTTCCGGCGTGATCAGCAGGTCTTCATACTGCTTGGCAGCACCCTCCAGAAGATCCGCTTCGCCGGGTGCCGTGCCCGGCGTGGCACCGGGCGCTTCCGACAATTGCGTCTGAACGATCGAGTCGATCGCGTCCTGAAAGGACATTTGCGGTGCGGACTGCGGACGCATAGGTTCCGCGCCCGGCTGCGCAGACATGCGCAGCGCCTCGTCGATCGCCTTCTGGAAACTGGACATTTATCTTCCTACTTACGGTACTTGACGAGCAAGGCCACGAACTTCGCGTAGCGCGCACGACCCTCACGTGAGGTGTCTGCCGCCAGTTGCTTCGATGCCTCGATGATGTCGCTGACCGGATCACCTGAATCCGGCATGTCGTACCCGAGAGCCGACACTTCATCGCGAAGTTCGGCATACTGCTTCCTATCCTCTTCGGTAATGATCCCGGTAATGGCTTCGGTCTGTTGAGCAGAAGCCTCGCTGCGACGAGCGCCAGCCAGAGCACCCGCCGCACGGGCACGCTCCGACGCCAACTTCGCCTGCTGCATTTCCGTAGCCTGTGCCTGCTCTTCGCGGCCAGCCTGAATGCGGGCCATTCCGCCAAGCGTCCGCTGCCGCGTCGGATCCGTGGCTGGCGATGCCTCAAGAGCCGGGGCGTTGGCGTACTGCATGCCCATTTCCTGCGTGGGGCCATAGATGGGACGCATCCCCCCACCGCCCGTCGATGCCATCACAGCAGGTCCAAGACGCTGGGCAATGTACTTGGCCGCAATGTCACGGTCTGCCGGATTCCATGGCCGACCCCAGCCGACCTGCCTCGTCATCTCCTCCGCTCGCTGTGCTAGCGTGGGAATTCGGAGTTCCGGCGGCATGGCCTCGATCGCATCGCGACCAAGGTCAGAGATGGCCATGTCGGCCATGCTGATCAACGCATTGCTGTTCCCGGTCGTCATGTAGTACGACGGGAATGCAGCCGCACCGACAACCGAACCGTCCGGAGGCGCATACACACCAAACTGCTGAAGGTTCAGCAACTTGATTCGCAAGTGCTGGTCCATCTGCGCCTTGTAGTAGTCCGGGATGGAGTCATCGGACATGACACCTTCCAACTGACTGGTGTACTGGTCGGTCTTGTAGTTGACGAACGACTCTGCCTGCATGCGCGCCACCTCAAGATTGGTGGCATTCACGCGCTGGGTCATGGCTTGGATGACGGAATCATCCTTGGCCTGCACTCGCGCATACATCTCCTGAACTGCCGTGTACGCGCCCTGCGGATCACGCTCAAGTGCGCTCTCCGCAAACATATTGAAGCCCGGGGCATAGGCTTCCAGTTCCTGCGCCATCTGGCGGATAGGGGCGCGCAGCCTGTCGGCGTCACGCTTCTTTCGCATCTGCATGGCCATGCCGATACGAGCCTGCGAACGCTGCTGAAGTGCCGCAAGCCACTGCTGTTCCGAAAGACGAATTGCCTGACGCTGTCCGGCCTTGTCGGTGAACAACACAGCAGGCGTTCCGTCTGGCATCGTGCCAAAGTCAAGAGCCTCAAGACCCGTGTAGTACCCGTTCTCCAGCCCCTGCTCAACAGCACCGAAAGTACCGTATGGAGCAATCTCACGCGAACCACGCGGGTCGAGTGCCGACTGCTTCAGCAGTTCGTCGTCCATCAGCGGATCCGGCTGCTCGGCCTGTTGTGGAGCCGCAGCAAAGCCCTCATTCGGACGAAGCGTCAGCGGAGGCTGGTTGGCGAAGTTCGTAGGCTGTGGATTGGGGAACGCGCTCATTACTTCACCAGTCCAAGAGTGCGAGCGGCTGCGGTCTGCCCGTAACCGATCTTGATTCCGAACGGCTCCTCTGCCTGCTTCTCCGTGGCTCTTGGCGCAATGCCAGCAACCATGCCGCCGATGTCAGGCATGACCGATGCGCGCTCCGCCTGCGAACGGTAGATATCTTCCTCTGCCTGCGACTTGGCCATCATGTCCGCGACGCTTCGCTGGGTGGCCTGTTCGGCCCGGAACGCCATGACAGGAGCGTCGAGTTTGGCCTGAAGACCCTGCGTCGATCCAAGAATGGCCCCAGCAAACGAACTGTATTCGTTGCCCGGCTGATATGCAGCAAGACCCGTGGCAAGCCCACGAAGGTAGTTGCCAGCAAACTGCGCGGTTCCAGACAGGAACGAATCCCAGCCAGACTTCGACTTGGCTTCAACCTGTGGAAGCGTCTGAAATGCCGCACGGGCTCCAAGACCTGCCTGAAACATACTCATTACTGACCTCCTCCAAAGGCTCGTCCAAACGGCGAAAGCGCCTGCCCAAACCCACCGCCGATTCCTTCGGCAAGCGCACCAATTCCAGCGCCGAACAGAGCACCACCAAAGGCATTGCCAGCAGCCATGTCCTGTTGCGCCTTATTCATTTCTGCGGCATACCGCGCATCAATAGGACGAGTCATAAACCCAAGACTCGATTGAAGTTGCGCCGCCCGAGCAGCCTGCGCCGCCGTGGTGTATTGCTGATACTGTCCACTCTGATATTGCGCCGATCCAAGGCCAGCCGCAAACAGGCTCTGGGCACCCTGCTGTTCCATCTGTGCAAGCGCAGATGCCTGTGCCATCTGGGCCGATGCAAGCGTCTGTGCATACTGCTCCTGCACGGCTCCTGCCTGAAGTGCGCCCTGCGCCGCCACAGCATTGACTGCTGCCTGACCAAATGTGGTGTTAGAAAGACCAGTCAGCATTCCGCTGACTTGCTGTCGCGCAACCGATAGGTCAGTTTGCTGCTTGAGTAGCGCAAGCGTTGCATCGCGCCCGCTCGCAAGCGTCTGATACGCCTCCTGCCCCGCCGCACGAAACGCCTCGCGGGATTGCGCCATTAGGCTGCTGTACTTACCCACAGCATCGTTATATGCCTGTGAGTAAACCTGCGCGTTGGCGGTCCGTTCCTTTAGAAACTGATCAATGATTTTGCCATACTCGGCGTCCGAATATGTTCGTACACCAGCATAAGCCCTTTCCATCTTTTTGATGGCTTCCCCATAGTCCGTTTCTCCACCAAACAAGTTGCTGAAGAGGCCCATCAGTACGTTCCCTTCACATTTTTTGTGTGCTGCATAGCATCTACAAGCACAGCCATTCGCTCAAGTGCCCACGGTACACCATTACTTTCCAAACGCACATAGGCCGATTGCTCGCGAACTCGACAACGCAATGCGTCATTTCGTCCCGGGATCAAGGTTCCAAGGTTTGTGCGTGTAGCGGTCTCATATACAGCAGAACTCACAAGTAGCCGGGGCGCAACGATGTCACTCGGAAGCAAAAAGTTGTTGTCCCGTTCTTCAGATCGGTATAAATATGTTCCAGATGGCGTTTGTGCTGATGTATTGCCAAATGTTTCGTCGCGTCGAAATTGCGACTCAACACTCCCAACTGTTGGAAGGTGTTCCAAATACCAATCGTAAGTCGGCGTACCCGGCGTGGTATTACGAAATCGATTCGTAGTTTTTGCGTAAGTACGGTCGCCCGGATCCGTAATCAACGAATCAGCAGTGTTGTAAGTTCCAGCAATTTCGGCATCAAACAACAGATCAAGTGCCTGATCTACTGCGGTACTCCACACCGTATTTGGAGCGCCACAGTCATACGTTGCTGTTGGTGTAAAAGCAAGATGAGATCCACCATCTACAACAACAAGTGGGTACAACGGATCGAACTGAACCGTTACCGATGCAATATTTGCTCCAATGGCCTCTTCGGCTGTTTGACCAGACAAAATCGTCGCAACTGGTCCCGTAAGTTGCTGGACTGGTGTTGAAAAGATTGGATTTTCAATAGGAGAATCCATTGACAATTCAACTCTTACATCACGAATCATCACTTGTCCAAGCGAAGGTTCGACAACAGGTCCAAGAGTGAGCACGCTATACACGCGCCTTACCGCAGCAAGGGCGTTGGTAACTGAAAATTCTGCCGCTGCTCCTTTGTATCCAACAGCGGCTTGGCCATCTACTCCAGACACAAGATCACGATCAAACCACGCAATGAATCCGTTGCTGCTTCCGAACGCGATAAGCGGAGATCGAGCATCTCCAAATGGAAATTCTCCACAAACAGTTGGGGCAGCAAATGATGTCCAGCCAGTACTCCACGGCCAAAACGAATCAGTTGTTTGGTTGTAAATTAGGTGAACACTTGAATTCGGCTGGTCTGTTCGCGATAACACCAAATATATGTTTTGCGCTTCGGCGTCGAATCCAAGCGAGCAATTGAGATTCTCAAACGACTGCTGTTGAAAAAATGTATCAAGTCTTCCGCCAGTAACGCGATTTGACTGCGTGACTTGAAAGTCGTTTGGACGAACCCGATACAGCCCATCTTGCGCAAGCATGTACATGGTCTGCGAATCGCTTGCACACCATGCGTTCGCACTAACAATTCCTACTGATCGAGACAATTCGATGATGCGTGCTGTATCAATTACAGGATCTGCTGTGAGATACGAAATGGAATGTCTGCCAGCAAACATAAGTCCTGATTCACCAACTGGAATCAATGCGACAATTGGTTCACCGGGAACTCCAAACCGCGTTGAAGACGCCCCCGCTACGGCGTCGTGAATATTGCCAGCACTTGGGTGCCAATCATCCGGGTTATTGATGTGACTCAAAAACCAATTATTTGGCGACGCCTTTACGCCAGACAAAGCCAAGCGTCCGCCAAATCGCACCAATAGCGTTGCATAATCACCAGCCGAACCAACGTTTGCATATGGTCCAGTCCAATCAACAACCGTCGGAGAAGATGCCGTAATATCAATTTTGCGATACCTTGCCCCGTCTGCAAAGTAGCAAAACTGTCCAAATACGGCTGCTCCAATTGATCCAGTGCTATTCATCGCGGCCAGCGCGCCGCGACCGCAATGTTGTTTTGTCCCGCCATTGTCAATTACATAGACCTCTCCTCCAGCAACAACAACACATCGCTGCGTCAGCGTCCCGCTAACGTATGCGTCTGCGCGAAGTATCACCTGCACCTGCCGTGTTATGGCCGTTGGGGTGTCGTTGAATGTGTACGCGCCAAGCAGCGGTTTGCGTTTTCCTAGCCGAAGTTTTCCCTTGAATGTGTCGTACGGAACAACATTCATGCATTCGGATGTAAACCCGGCAAGCAGCGACGAATATCCAGCATCGATGCTGATTCCGCGATACGGAATTGCGACTTGGTTATACGGCATTACGCGGTTCTAATAGCAAAGATCAATCGATCAACACCGCTGTTTACAACGTGAATAGTCCACGTTCCACTCGCAGGCCGAAGATAATAAATTCCCGCAGCATTCACCTTTGACCACCCAAGTAACGGGAAAGCACCAAATTGCTCTACAGCAGTAGCATTTCCAGTATTGAACGCCGTTGAAGCAGTGGTAACACCAACTAGGTGCCCTTGCGTGGTGTTTCCTGAATTCACAGGGCAGTTGAAAATTGTGAACCCATGCACCTGATCTTTAGCAACAAATACTTGTGTGATCGTTGATGTTGCTACTTCAGTAAGTCCCAACGTCGTTCGTTGCGCGGCAGTGTCCGCATCATCTATCAATGCCCGACCTGCCGATGTGCATGTGATCTCTTCCACCACACCAGCGCCAGCGGTGCTCCTTCCGAGCAACCTGTCTGTAGCACTTACGTTTTGAATCTTGGCGTACGTGACGTTTGAGTTCGTGATCTTTGCCGTAGTAATGGCCAAATCGCGAATGTGATCCGTCGTGACCGCACGATTGGCGTCCGTTGACGCGTCATCGCGCAACTTGTCTGCGGTCACTGAATCATTAGCAAGTTGTGCTGTTGCAACAGATCCGTCGTGGTTCGACAAAGCAACCCACGTTGTATAGTTCGTACCATCCCAAGCACGAGAAAAGACACGCTGTGTCTTTGTAGAAAACAATACTTGCGTAATGTTTCCACTAGAAATGCGAGTGACAATTAGCACTCCCGGGGCGTCTGATGCAGGAGTCCAGCCGGATGGCACATTGGTGACGACCGCAGCCAACACCTCATATCGACCCTGCGCTCGATAGCCAGTTCCGTTTAGGTCCGTACCAGCACCAGTGATCTGCGGATAGGTCGCACGCGAATACGCCAAAGAGTTCCACGCTAGCGTCCCATCACCAATCTTGAAGTTGCCAGTATCGGTTTCAAACCCAATCTCCCCACCCAGCAACACCGGGTTATTTGCGGGGTTTGCCCAGTCGGCGGCGAGGCCACGGCGGATCTGCAACTTGATTGCCATGAGAGTTTCCTGTCAATCAGAACTTCTTGCCATACTTGCGCGACACCAGAACGCCTGCGCCAAATCCGACCACGCCGAGAAGCAGGGCGAAGAACACCGAACCGAGAAACGAAGAGGCATCAGCGAGCATGTCTTGCATCCTTCTTTCGTGCCGCCCGAGCCTTCGTAAAGGCCGAGTTGAATTCGGGGTCTGATGCGCGGCGGGCGGCGATGTACTCCCGCGCATTCTCCTTGTGATGCGGATCAAGCATGTCGGCAGCAAGTTCGGCGTCCTGTCGCTTGGCCCGTGGGATCCACCCTAGAGCCATGCGAATGGCCTGACCAATTCCTGTCTGCCACAGAATCACGACGGCAGCAACCGCAACGACCGCGATGATGGCCCACTCCAGCGTGATCAACCACTGCGGAACCTTGTCCTCGATGGACGGGATCTCCTTGTGGATGGCCTGCGCCAAGGTGTAGATGCGTTCGGATCCATCAATCACGGTCTGGTCTCCAGTCTCATTCCCGTGGTCCGCGAGCGCACGCGCCTCCGACTGGATGGTCGATGCGTTCGTGCCAATCCGCTTGCTCGCGGAGCACCCACATAAGACGAGGCTAGTTGCGAGATACCTCAATCTTCGCCTCAATCTTGGCAAGCCTGTCAGACAACGACTCCTGTTGCGTCACGACCCGCATGAGCAGACGGTCGTGGTGGATGAATGCAGCCAAGACCCCACTGCTGACGGCCACGACAATGCCGACAATTGAAATCCAGTCTCTGGAAGACAAACGCACCACGTTATCTCGTTCAATCGTCATCTTGCTTTAGACAAAATCGTTGGTTTGAGTCGGTTCAGGAAACACCCGAATGCTATTTGGTTGG